GAATAATCAGCACACCGTCTGCGTCATACCCGATCACCATGACATCCGACAGATTGTCTGCTCGACAGAATTCAAGCATCGACAGCAACGCTTGCTCTGGCGTGAAATTTACAGATGCGGGTAGGGCGATGATGTTTTTGTTATTCATCCCTCTTCTCCTTCAGTTTGGCAATGCTGAACCTGCCGATCACACGCCATTTGGTTCCACCCTCAAATTGACTTTCCGTCTCGAATGTCGGAGCTTTCCGCACGAACAGGAAATGACCTTCCGCTTCCTTGGCCAGTTCAGCAAATTGCGTAAGAAAACACAATTCGGCCAATTCTGTTGTTGCTGAAAAACCATGCACGGGATCGTCAGGATTGTTACCAATCACATGATGGCTGATGTACTCCATCACTTGACTCGTGTCTGGCCTTATCCCGCCGCCGCCGACAACGCCATCCGCCAACGCCGTGTCTATCTTCACCGTATAGCTCATCCCAGCACCCTCCCGATCCACAACAGCGCACCAATCACCGCGATACCAAAGCCCATCATCATCACCGCCGCACAGGCATCCTCCAGCCACACCCGTTTGCTGTTCACCGGATCGCAGAACCCAACGAACACGATGAATGAAACCAGCACCATGAACAATCCGCTCCAGAACATCATCCTCTCTCCCTCGCTGCTTTACTGAGCCACTGGTGGTAATACTCTCTGCTCTTCTGATTGGTGCATTGATTGCACCAACTAGACAGCGTTCCGAACTTTGTTCTCCGAAAATTGCCCGGTTCTTTTATCTCGTGGCACTTTGAGCATTGAGCCGGGTGTCCCACCAGTCTCCATCGTGTGTTCATTGTTTTCTAACTTCCTTACCAGTAGTGTGTTGATACGCCACAGCACATTCTTAGCGCGATTGACGCCGTCGAACTGAAGAATCATGCCGTGGCGTCTGATCAAGCCTTCGTGAGCCATCTTCTGCAGATTGGCGCCCACGGTCTGAACCTTGATGCCCAACTGCTCCGCGATGTTGCGGGTAGTGATCTCCTTGTTTGCAAGGCGCACCTCCCGCATCGCTTCGATGACTCGCTTGGCTGCCGGTCTCATTTTTGTTGAATCTTGGGCAGGCATGTCACCTCCACGACGGCAGGGATTTGTTGGCCATTGACCCGGCGCTTCGTTGACAAGACGACCGGCCGCAGACCCGCCGCCTCGCACTCGTTGATGCCGGCGATGACCTCAGCCCGAGTCAGCGCCTGCACCTCCTTCTCGACGGCCAGCCCGGAAGCCGCGTCAGGAGCCGCAGGAGCGACGACCGGCTCGATCTTGGTATTGGCACCCGGAAGAGAGGCGCAAGCGCCCAGAAGGGCTGTTGCTGCGATTGCCAGAGCTTTCATTTCGCCACCTGAATAAGTTGAGCGCCGAGCTGCTGGCGGGCGCGGTTGAAGATCACTGTGATGTCGGTATTGGCTGCCTTGGTAGGAACGAAATGCCCGTCCAAGATGTACAAGTTACGCTCGCGCAGGTACTTCACGCATCCCTTGCGGCGCTCGTCATACCGGCGGGGGTCTGTGGGTTTGAAGTTCTCCACCGGGATCAGCTCCGGAGCCATTGCATCGTAAGCAAACAGGTAATTGATCAGGTCAACGAGTCTCATTAAATTGCTCCCAATTGTGTTTTGGCATACCAGTAGTCCAACAGGCCGCTGAACATCTTCCAGCCTCGATTTAGATCATCCTCATCCCACTCCACGATATGCACCAAGCCCGGCTCATTGACTGAGATGAAGACATTCGCACAGCGAGCGGAATGAAGGCCAAGCCCTTGCCGGTAGGCTGCAAGCTGCATGGTGTTCTCCTCAAAGCCGGTCGGCAGCTTGTCGGATGTGAACTCCTTGGTCTTGAAGTCCAACACCGCAGCACCGGAACACAGATCCACCTTGCCGCCAAAAGTCTTGCAAGCGAACGACTTCTCTGCGAGCCAGTCCTGTTGGCCAAACTTGTCGGTCAGGGCGTTCTCCACGGCGCGGATCATCTCCGGGTATTGTTTGATGCCATCGCCTCGGTAGAAGCCTTCCACGGCCGTGTGAATGTTGGTTCCGCGCTCGGCAGCTTTCTTTCCCGTCTCCCGGCTATCAGTACGCACCCGCTTGAGGAAGTCCACCTCCGACTCCCCAGACAGGCGCGAGAGAGTCAGGGCGGCCAAGAGCATCTGCTCCATCTTCCACTGCTCCAGACCCGGCGTGGCGGCGCACTTGATGATGGTCGAGACCGATGGCAGCAGGTTCATCTTGCGAGCGTCTGCCAAGGTAGTGGGGCGCATGTTGCCGTTCTTGGCCATCACCTCATACGCCGGAAGACCATCGCGGGTGTACCAGTGCGTTGACTCAGCGGGGTGATCGTTTTTGCTGATGGTTAGACTCATATCGCCCCCTAGAACGGAATGTCGTCAGACTGATCTTCCGGCTCTGGCTGGCTGATGTGCTCACTGGTCTCATAGTCGCCAGTACGCATTTTCCACTCCGGTGAGTTCTGAATGGTTTCCTTCAAGTAATCAGGGAAGCTATTGAAGACCTCCATGTCAGGCTTATCAACATCAAACCAGATGTTTTCGTTGTAGGGTTGTGGCAGCCCCATCTTCTTGATGGTGGAAGGCACGCCGGTCACAGAGCTGATGTTGCAATAGGTCTTCCCGTCGCGGGTATCGTGCGTCAGGGTCAACATGCACCACGCGCCCAATATGTTCTGCAGCTCGAAGCCTTCTAGCTCCTCCGGCGTGAACGGACGGCCGCGCCACGAAACCAATACAGCGCGCAAAGTGGCCTTCGGCCCAAGGCTTGGAGTAAAACGCTTTTGCACTGACAGCGGACGGCCATCGTCCATAGTCAACGGATTGCCATCAGCATCTTCGCCATGCAGCTCCCAAACAATTTGGACTTTCTTGGAAACTTTTGGCTTGCCATTCCAGATCGTTTTTTGGGTGCCCAGATCAATCACTCGATAGCACCGAGCAAGATGATTGCCCGGCGGTGCCAGCTTGAAGTCGCCCTTAGTTTCCGATACTTTTAAGCTCATTTTTTTCTCTCCTGATGCCACACTCAAAATAGATGATCTTCCAATCATCGCCACTTGCTTTACCAGTCTCGGCTCTCTGTAGAGCCTCAATCAGTTCCTGCATCCTTTCCTGCATTGCTTGCTGCTGCCAGTTTTCCATTCGCTTCTCCCAAGTTCGCGCTCCCGAAGGGAACGGTTGACAAGATACGCAAAAGCGAATACGCTGTCAACTGCTTTTTTTACGGAGGGTCTATGTCAAAGAAAATCACGCCGACCAGCATCATTGATGCGGTTGGTGGTACGGCGCAGGCGGCAAGGCTGAGTTATTCAGCGATGTCTACTGTGAGCGATTGGAAGCACATGGAGGAAATTCCTCCATACAAGCTGGTTCTGCTGGCCTACCCGGTGGAATTGGCGACGAAGGGAAGGGTAGGGAGAAAAGCATTGTTTCCGAAACTGTGGCCGCAGATTTGGCCTGAACTGGAGAAAGTAAAATGAGCTACACACAGCATCCCTTGAGTTCCGCGTTTCCTCCGATGAGCGATGAGCAATTCAGAGCGTTGGTTGATGACATAGACATGAATGGTGTGCGGAGTCCGATCTTGATCTATCAAGGCAAGATCATTGACGGCTGGCATCGGTACAAGGCGTGTCTTGAGTTGAATGTGAAAAAGATGCGGATGGCGGACTGGGATGGAGAAGATCCTGTTGCGTTCGTGTTGTCGCAGAACTTGCATCGTCGTCATTTGAATCCAAGCCAGAGGTCGTTCATTTTTGCAGAGCTGGCTGAATGGTCGGAATCAGCGGGACGCCCAAGCAAGAGCCTGCAAGTTGCGTCCATGACTTTGGAGAAGGCGGCAGAGCTGACGCAGGTATCAATGACGACAATGAAGGCGGCCAAGGCAGCCATCAACGCAGAGCCGGAGGTTCAAGAGGCGGTCAAGCAAGGCAGGATGTCGGTAACAGAAGCTGCCAAGCTGTCCAAGCAAGATCCTGAGACGCAGAAGAAAGCAGCCAAAGAGCCAAAAGAGAAAAAGCAACTAAAGACGCCGCGTCAGGAGATGGTTCCTCTTGAGGAATACCAGATGCTGGAGACCAACTACATTGCCCTGTCTGAAGAGCTGGCTGCGTGCAGCGCGGTCAAGGAAAGCCGGGAAGTGGAAGAGCTTCGCAAACTGCAACGCGCTTTAAATTCAATGACGGCGGCCAGAGACCAGTGGCAGAACAAGTGCTCTGAAATGACGAGACAAAACAACTACTTATCGTCGCGAGTGAAAAAACTTGAGAAGGAAAATGAGGCGTTGAAGCAAAAATAAATTGGTCAATTTCGACCAATTTTTCTTGTTGACAGACCGAGGAAACCATGAATTTCGATGAACTAAGAGACTATCAGAGAGACTGTATTGATCGACTGAGAACGGGTATCCGGGAGGGGCATCGGTGTCAGTTGCTGGTCGCCCCGACCGGGTCAGGCAAGACCGTGATGGCAGCGTATTTGTTGGGCGAGGCATTCAACAAGGGCACGCGAGCATTCTTCGTTTGTGATCGCGTGTCGCTCGTTGACCAGACCTCGATGACGCTGGATCGCTACGGCATCAAGCATGGGGTGATCCAAGCCAACCACTGGCGCCATCGCCCGTGGGAGCCGATTCAAGTGGTGAGTGCCCAGACTCTTGCTCGACGCGAGATCGATGCGCCTTCGTTGATTGTGTGGGACGAGAGCCACACCATGTACAAGTCGGTGCTGGACTATTGCAAGAACACGCCGGCTCGCGTGATCGGCCTGACAGCAACGCCCTTCACCAAGGGCATGGGAACGATCTTCTCGAATGTCGTCAACTCCACAACCACGAACAAGCTGATTGATGAGAAGTGGCTGGTGCCGCTCAAGTGCTACGCGGCCAAGGAAATCGACATGACTGGCGCCGAGACCAAGTTCGATGGCGAGTGGAAAGAAAAGGAGATGGAAGAGCGCGGCATCAAGATCGTTGGCGATGTCGTTGAGGAATGGATCAGCAAGACCAATCAATACTTCGATGGCCCTGCCAAGACGATTGCCTTCTCCGCCACGGTCGCTCATGGAGCCGAGCTTTGCAAGATGTTCCAGCAGCGCGGCTACAACTTCCAGCAGATCAGCTATCTGGACGGCAGCAGCGAGCGGCGTCGGGAGCTGATCGAAGAGTTCCGCCGCCCTGACTCGCAGATCATCGGGCTGGTCTCATGCGAAGCCTTGGCCAAAGGATTTGATGTGACCGACATCAAGGTCGGCATCGGAGCGCGGCCGTACCGCAAGAGCCTGTCTGGCCACATCCAGCAGATCGGGCGCGTGATGCGATCCCACGAGGGCAAGGAGTTCGCCCTGTGGTTGGATCATGCTGGCAACCTGCTTCGCTTCCTTGGCGATACGCAAGAGGTGTTCGAGCATGGCGTGTCTGATCTTCAGTCGTCTGAGTACGACAAGAAGGTCAGAAAGGAAAAGACCGAGCAGGAAAAGAAAGACGCGAAGTGCCATTCCTGCGGCTTTGTTCACACGCAGCGGATTTGTCCTGCGTGCGGCACAGAGCGCGTTGGCCAGAAGAGTCGAGTCGATATGAGAAACGGGCGATTGTCGGAAGTAGATCTATCCAAAAAGCGGGTGAAGGAAAACAAGTGGATGGACGACAAGAAGCTCGTATGGAGGGAGCTTTGTTGGATTGCAAACGACATCAAGAAGGGCCACCACTTCTCGGCGGAAAAGTTCGCTCTGGCGCAGTATCGTTCGATCTATGGGGTTTGGCCCACAACGCGCTACTCCCCGGAGGTCGCGGTCTATCCGCGCAATGAGGTACGAAACAAAGTCCGCAGCAATCTCATGGCGTATTCTCGAAGGATGAAGGCAGCATGAACTTCCTCGACTTCGCAGCAAACAACGGCCTGATCATTGACCGGCTATATCAGGACGGGAAGTGGCACCGGGTATCGACCATCGACAAGCCGCGCAAGAAGAACGGGGCGTACCTGTTCGACGGCCGGCGGGGCGTGGTCAAGAACTGGGCGACGATGGAAAACTTTGCCTCGTGGCGGGAAGACGGGGTGATTCGGGCCAATGTCGGCGAGCGCCAGATCAAGGACATGCACGCCGCCCAGAGGGAGCAGGACAGGAAGCACGCTCAGGCCGCCAAAAAGGCCGCTCTGGCGCTTTCCAGCGCCGAACTGGGTGGTCATGCCTACTTGGTCAAGAAAGGCTTCCCAAAGGCCGCAGGATTGATTCTGGACGACAACCTGCTGATCCCGATGCGCGACTACAAGACCAATGCGATTGTCAGCTTGCAGTCAGTAAGCCGGGAGGGCGAGAAGAAGTTCATGCCCGGTGGACGAGCCAAGGGCGCCGTGTTCCGGCTCGGGCCGAAGACCGCCGGTTGGACTTGGTTGGTGGAAGGCTATGCGACCGGGCTGTCGGTGCTCGAGGGGCTAAAGGCCATGTACCGGCAGGATGCGGTGCTGGTCTGCTTCTCGGCCGGCAACCTGCAGTATGTGGCCGAGCGGGTCGGCGGCAACCGCATGGTATTCGCTGATCACGATAGGTCTGGGACTGGCCAGAAGGTCGCAGAAGCGACTGGCCTGCCGTGGTTGATGTCGCCCATCGAAGGCGAGGATGCGAACGATCTACACCAGCGCACTGGCCTATGGGGGCTGGTGGCTTTGATGAGGGAGGCGCTATGAAGTTCGAGATGTGGATCTATGTGCCGGAGACGGTGGAAGTGGAAGAGCCTGACCCGCAGATGTCGTTGGACTTTGAACAGAAAACAACCGAGGAGAGCGAAGATGGAACACATGCAAGAGGCGTATGAGGTTTTGATTGACAAGCTAAAAAAAGAAATTGAAACACTTCACAAAGAAACAGATATGGAGGGGCGTAAGAACAGCAAAATCATCAATATGTTGATAGAAAATATTTTGCAGAAAATGCCGAAAACTGCGGCTTTGCAGCTTGGTAAAGAAATAGACGAAGCAGTAGGAGAAGGAGGCGACATTGAATGGTACATGATGGAATTATTGGCAGTTGACGAAGAGGAATAATTGATGTAGCATCACCCTGTCTGAGAGAAAAATCAGGCTCGCGTCGGAAGCGCGAACAAGAGGCAGAACAAGACCCATCACGCATGGGCTTCGGTTGTCGAGACTTTCGTTCTGCCTCAGTTCTCTTCCGCCGCAGCCTGAAGCCCAGCCGTGATGGGTTTTTCTTTTGGGCAAGCGGGGGCCATGACCCAGCCCTGAATAACTGTAGCTGTCGCAGCTCAATAAACGATGACCACTGTCTCCTGCGAGGGAGGCAGCAGCCGGGAACCGAGAGGACGCCCCGGAGGATGATGGAGTTTGTGGATCAGACCACTAAGTCATTCGAGTCTAGATATACCGCTGACAGCCGCCCGAAGGCGATTTTTTCGGGCGCCCGGTGGGTTAGGTTTGGACTTGAGGCTACGCGAAGCACCGAGGTTGTTCAAAGGCATTGTCGCTGAAGCATCATGCCAAAGGAAAGATCGAGCAAGTAGCAATCAACGAGCGAGCGCAACCATGTATGCGGTACACACGCAAAAGGGAAAGTCACTGAGCCACATAGTAAGCAAGAGTCAACTGATCGATGAATTCAGGGAAACTGGCGACACCTTGTGCATGGTGGTCAGTGGGATGAGAAAAAACGGACAGAAAGTGGGAAGCCGATGGAACCTGCAAACTACAGCCTCTGGGAAGATGTGCCAAAACTGCCTGATGATAGAGGACAAGATGATCGAAGAGAGTCTCAGAATCAAGCGCCTCAGTATGGCCTGAGACACTCGCCAGAATTCCGTCATCAATGTGAGGTCAGATGGTTACTAAGCGAAAGAACTCGACGAGGAAAGGCTGGGATGCAGTGGTTGAGAGACTTTCTGCAAAGCAGTCCAGTCCAAGGACGCCGCGAACAACTGGAGATGGACATCCGGCTGCAGTGGATCGCGGGAAACCGAGGCGAGCAGGGAATCTGGCATCGAACCTAGAGCTGGATCTGCTCTCTCAGTTGCGACTGCATCGGATCGTTGGCTACACGATGGAGTACAAGTTTCATTCGACCAGACGCTGGCGATTTGATTTTTGTTGGGTGTTGAAAGGTGTTGCGGTAGAGGTAGAAGGTGGAACATGGTCAGGTGGTAGGCATACCACTGGCGCCGGTTTCGAGAAGGACTGTGAGAAGTACAACGAGGCGATGCTGATGGGATTCAGAGTCTTCCGGTTCACGGGGGCAATGATCCGAGATGGCCGAGCAATCAATACGATACTGGAGGCGCTGAATGGAACAGATTGATCCGAACAAGGCAGTGGACTACATCCTCAAGAACGCACCGGCCTACGCCAAGGCAAGAGCGGAACGAATCTATCTGGAGGAGTACCGCAAGAGTCTCAAAGCAATCCTGTCTCGTGCTGACACCAGCAAGACCGTTGCAGAGCGCGAGGCTGCGGCCTATGCTCACCACGAATACCTGTCCCTGCTCGATGGCCTACGCATCGCTGTGGAGCAAGAAGAGAAGCTGCGCTGGGATCTGGTTGCAGCACAGGCCAGAGTGGAGATCTGGCGCTCGCAAGAGGCCACCAACCGAACTGCGGAGAAACTGTTCAAATGACCGACGAACAAGAGGTGCTGAAGATCAGCGATCAAGATAACGCAATCATTGGAAGATGCTTTTGTTGGGATGGCAATTCAAGGGTTGAAAGACTTGTTTATTCCGGTGAGAAGTTGATTGCTAACTTTGTCGAGATCGACGGCATGTCCGAAGACGAGGCTCTGGAATGGGTGGAGTACAACATTGAGGGAGCCTATTGGGGGCCGACCACGCCGGTCATTATGTGGAGTAATGATGATTGACTTTGTCTTTTACTTTTTCGCTGCCAGCGGCCTTGTCGCTTGGATTGTTGGAGTCCTGATGTATGTCTACTATCGGATGTGCATGCCGACGGACTCTCTTCTGAAGCCTAAGCGATGACTGAGTCCACGAGAATGCAAGATGCGATTGTGCTGGCAGACAAATGCTGGCACAGGGCCAGTCGTGCAGCTCCCCAGTTCGTCATCAACTATCTGAACCAAGCGGAAGGCTTGCTGATCGCCAAGCCAATTGTGATGGGCGACGAGTTCCGTAGTCACTGCGCCAAGGCCGGCTTGTTCCTGCCGAAAGGGCTGCACCACAACACTTGGGTGTCCGGGGTGAGGGCGCTGTACACGATGGGCTGGATCGAGCCTGTGGGCAAGGTGGAACCGGAGCAATCCCACAACCACATGCCCGAGGTCACCCTCTGGAGAAGCCAGATCTACGGTGACGCTCCGACGCCATTCGTGCCCAAGCAGATGTCCCTCATATGATCCCCAAGACCAAGCCATTCCGCTCCGAGAACCTCCGAAGGGCGGCAGCATCCCTGCCATGCCAGCATTGCGGCCTCGAAGGGCGCACACAAGCCTCTCATAGCAATCAGTCGAGGGATGGCAGGGGAATGAGCTACAAATCGTCTGACGCGGCCATAGCGGCGCTCTGCGACCGCTGTCACCACGAGGTGGACTACGGGCAGGGCAGCCGGGAGGAGAAGCTCCAGCTCTGGGAGGAGGCGCACAGGCGGACGATGCGGACGCTGATCGAGCAGGAGTTTCTGGTCGTTGACCCTCGGAAGCTGTCGCGCTAGGATGGCTTCGGGTCGAAAGACCCTCTTCGTCTCCCCTTTTGCCCCTCCCCTGCACGGAGGGGCATTTTTTCGCCCAAAACTAATTTTCAAAAAATTGATCTAGATCAAGAAAAAATTGTTGACAGGGTGTTCGGATATCCGTATATTTCGGGTTGTAGCAGCGAGCTACGAGAAACCAAATAACTCAGGAGACCACGATGAACAACGAACTCTTCACCAAGATCGACAACCTCGGCGCGCTGCTGGCACAGATCGCTGACCTGACCAAGCAGGCAGACCAGATCAAGGACGAGCTGAAGGATGCAGCCACTCTGCCCGGTGCAGACAAGTCCTTCGACGGCGCCATGTTCAAGGCAACCGTTGTCTCGACCGACCGCAAGACTGTTGACTACAAGAAGATGATCGCCGACCTCGGCATCGCAGCCGACACGCTGGCCAAGTACACCAGCACGAGCGCAGTGTTCAGCGTCAAAGTCACCGCTAAGTAAATCAACAGGGGGCTTCGGCTCCCAACAGCGAAAGGCAGACAAAATGATTGAAGTGATAGAACAAACAACCAGCGCCGGAACCAACGCAACAGTGGTTGGTGGCAACCGTGTCGTGATGATTGTTGCGCAAGCCGCCCAGCACCACCCAGCCCGTCGCAGTGCGTGCGACAACCGGGTGATCAAGGCATACACAAGCCCTGCTGGTTTTTGGGTCAAGCATGACGGTGGAACCAAGTTTGTGACCGAGTACGACCGTGCAGTCTCACTTGCTGTTCACCACGCAAAACTCGCATAACTAAATCGGGGGCTTCGGCCCCCATCACTGGAGACAATCATGGAAGACAAACAACAACACATGTACCTGCAAGACTCGGGCGATTCGATTCATGTTTCAGGCTGGGATGACAACAAGGTCTGGATGAATCTGTCGTTGAGTCGCGCCAGCGCAAGAGTGGTACTCACCAAGGATGAAGCCGAGCGCCTGATTGAGATGCTTCAGAAGGCAATGGAAGCATGATCTGGGAGTGGTTGGTACTGGCGGCATGGGCGGTGGTGGGCGCCTTTGCCGCTTGGTTGGCATTGGTGTTGATATTTTCATTCTGATCAACGGAGAAAACCATGATGACAGAAGACGAGTTTCTCGAGTTAGCGGAGATGTATCACGACTGCGCGTTGAGTACTACGGGGCGGCTGGCCAATCATTACAACTTCCAGATGTGGAAGGTTCTGTTCCTTGCAGAGGGGTATGACGGAGACTTTTTCGATCCACTCTCCAACGATAAATCAGAGGGCCAAATAATCCTTGAATGCCTGATGCAAGATTGGTGGCGCGGCAGTGAGGAAAAACGGTACGGCGAGTCGCTTTATAAAATAGGACATTCGGTAGCGGCGTAAGAGATCAACGGGGGAAAGCGGATGCTGGTTTGAAGCTGCACTCGAAGGCGCGTCAGGCCGGACGCAGCGAGTACCCCGCCCTTAACAATTCTTCACAAATTAGTTTGCACAAGGTTCGGAAAAGCGAATAGTATTCGATCTGCGGCATGTGCCGTGAGAACTCAGGAGACCAGAATGAACTACGCAAACCACATCGGCTACAGCGACATCACCCCATACGAAGTCGTCCGCGTTGTCAGCGACAAGACCCTCGAAGTCCGCGAGATGGACGCCCAGCGCGACGAGTCAGTGAAGCTGGACTGGGTTGTCGGCGGCTTCTCCGGCATCTGCATGAACCAGCGCGACCAGAACTGGTTTATCACCAGCAACGAACAGAACCGCGTCACCCGCATCCGCCTTGGCAAGAATGGTTGGAAGGATGCACATGGCCGCCGCTTCGAGCTGTCGGCCGAGCCGGTCAAGTTCTACGACTACAACTTCTGAGCTAAGGAGACCGCCATGACACAGACCGAATTCAACGCCCTCGTCAACGCCGACATTCAAGCTCTGATGAAGCCACGCAAGCGCCTGCAGCCGGTGTGCCGCTGCGACGCCTACCCTTTCCCGCACCGCGAGAGCGGCGGTGCCTGCACCTTCGAGTTTGGCGAGGACACCGTCGAGCATGACGACTACAGCATCGACCAGTACATGGACGATCCGCGCCGGGGACAAGCAGCATGGATCAAGGCAGGCGGACTGTAGCCAGCTTGCGCCCATCCCGGAAGCTGGTATCATCAGCCCCCAGAGGCAGGAAATTGGTCAATTTCGACCAATTATTTGCCAAAAAACCCTTTAAAATCAATGGCCCTATGACAAATAAATGTCGACGCTACGGCACCGTATAGCCCCGTGGCGGGCTTCGAACCCGAATCCTATGCCTCGGTATAGCCGAGGGGCCTAGCGCCCCG